TATCCCCAGAATTAGCCAAAGCATTAACTAATTATCGAGAGTTCATTCTTGCAAACAATGCTGGGTAATGGGGTGTTTACGAAAGATCAGTGGTGGAACCAGTTACCAAATCAATTGACAGGATAGATTTACTAGCAGATGCAATCTTAGAACATTAGAGACGAACACCTTATCATAGTTATCACGCTGGCGTATATAATGAATTTGTGAACTCAATTGAATGACTTGCCCCTGTCGAGCGAATTGCGTTGTCTCGACTTATAGGTCCTGACTTTCATGCGTAATTTGAATAATAATATCTGAATACTGTCTTTTCGCTCAACAGGGTGTCTTTTATTTATCATTGTGTTTCTGATTGATTGGTCAAACTAGAATAACTACATGTATCAGGTGCTTTTGATTTTTGTGTGTATTTAAGAAATATCATGAACTGTGGTTTATCAATTGTTTTGTGGTAGCATGATTTATTTTATTACGGTGGAAGTGATTATTTTAAGTGTATTGGTGAAATCAGTGATAGACTTGGAGATGTGTGATAGTGAGTTGTTAAACAAGTGGGCAAATTAATTACGATGTAAGATGGTCAATTGAAATTAATCAAATTGTTATGTTTACAGTACTTGGATTAAACTGTAGATGAATTGATGACACATCCTGTTATGGTGGACGTTCTTATATTTATGTTATTTTCAACTGGTTCTCATATAGCTTTATGATTATAGGAATTGCTCTATTATTAAGTGTCTGTAGATACATCTAATTTAATCGATCACTTGGTGGATGCTTCTGTGGATAAAGAGGGAATGGTTTTAGCTCCTACTTGGTCAGATGTTTTAGGACATATTAATTTTTCTGATAAAGATAGTGCTTACTCAATTCTGAAAAAGTATTGTGGCTCAAATCATGTAAAGAGTGGTAGAATGCTGGATTGATTTATCCAGTGTTACGAATTAAACGGTGCATGAATGGCATTACATTACGTACCGTGAGATAATTATGGTGTATTTTGACAGTTTGCTTTCTTAAGTTATTGGGTTGCTAAACAACATATTCAAAGTTAAATTGGATAAGATTTTTCTTAGATCATTATGTTACTCTATTCGCTTAAGCGCTACGAATCTCTCGATCAATATTTGAAAGTATAGAGTTCTTCTTTATTATGTTTGAATATTGCTGATTTACATACAGCTTTTGGATTTACTATAGCACTCAAAGGACAACAGTTTGTAGATAAGAATTTAATCCCTTGGATTGAACCTAAATCTGTGGGAGAATTGGATAATTTTGATGGATTAGCTAGTTTTTGACATTGCTTTAATCGTGAATTGGCTACTGTTTTGAATTAATTGTGGTCGTCTACGGATAGACTTGTTGATCTAGATAGTATCAAGGCGGCCTTTAGAACTAACTTACTTAGTGATGGTAGTGTTAAACAGAAAGTCAAAATTTACGATTCCAAGAAATAGTATTATCTTAATTAGAATTTGGACCATGTGTTTCACTAGTGTTACGCTCGAAGATTATTAATAAATAAACCTAGATATGAATGCTATGCTGCTTAGAAATTGGAAGCTGTTAAAGTATGACAGTTTGTAAATGTGGACACTGTCAGTTATGAAGATATGACTCTGGTATATTCGTTTTTCGATTTCGTGAATAAAGCTGAGATTAGTGCAAAATGGCCGGGTATTGGGATTGTATCTTTAATGAGTAAGAAGCGGCGATATGAAGAGATCTTTTGTCGGAGTGCTCAACTTTCTCATTGCTAACTGCCACTTGATATTGCTAAATTCGACAATAATGTATAGTTATGGATGATGGGCGATATTTGTCGTCAGATGGGTATCATTTTCCCTGAGTATTCTGATTTTCTACTGTACGTGTGTGATTAAATTGAAAACAATACGTACTTAAGTTACTCTTAAGCTAAATGGTCTAGCAAGGTAGAATGTGGCTTAATGTCTGGTTTTAAAACTACATCTATTTTTGGTTCACTGATTAATTTATGTATTTGCTGAGCTGTACTATCTATGTTGAAGTATGAACCTGAATTTCTAGCTGTTCTAGGAGATGATATAGATATTGGATTCTCGAAGACTGTTAACCCAACTCGTATATACAAAGCTTACGAACTAATTCAATTTCCAGTGGCAGTGGACAAAACTAAATTCACAAAAGGTGCTAACAGTGGGACTGATTTTCTAAGAGTATAGCACTGATGAATAGGGGGGCATTGTGTATGATATGCTTATAGCTGCTGAGCTATAAATTCTCTA